GCATGTTGCAATATTCTGTTGCATAATTATTGGATGAAAATTGGGTATGCACGAGTCTCAACCGAGGAACAAAACCTCCATCTTCAACGCGATGCGTTAAAGAAAGCTGGCTGCAAAAAAATCGTCACCGACAAAGGTGTGAGTGGAAACAATACGAAGCGAGACGGCCTGGACCGAGCATTGAAGCAGCTAAAAAAGAGGGATGTCCTAGTCGTGTGGAAACTCGATCGGCTCGGTCGCTCCCTGCGGAATTTAATTGAGCTGATTGAAACCCTTCGCGAAAAGGGAGCGGGGTTTCAAAGTTTGTCAGACGGGATTAGTACCACCACGGCAGGAGGGCAGTTGGTATTTCATATCATGGGAGCCTTGGCTGAATTTGAGCGATCGTTGATCATTGAACGGACCAAGGCCGGATTAGCCGCAGCCAAGCGTCGGGGGAAATACCCCGGTCGTCCTCAATTACTCAATCCTCAACAAATCAAACATGCCAGAAAAATGCTGGACCGTGGGGAAGAAACCACCGGCAGTCTTGCCGCGTTATTTGAGGTGGATCGGACCACGATCTGGCGGGCATTGCAAAGGGCTTAAATTTTTGCTGGGAGAACTAATAAGGTCCTGCAAAATCCCGGTAAGGAACCCAGGCACAACTTAAAAAGAGACAACAAAAGATTATTTCTAATTTAATGCTGGTCTTTTTTTAGAGGTTAGGCCAGATTGACGGTTCTGGATGTAAGTTCAGGATCTGAGACTTGGCGATTTGTAAGACTTGGCAACCTGAGTGTATTCTGATGTTTGCCATCATTGGTGCCGCAGTGACTTTACTTATGCTTTAAAGTAAATGGTGGGAGGCGTTGAGTAATCAAGAGCATTCGATACCATGGAAATATCAGCACAGAACCATCACATGCACCCGGACAGCAAAAAGCCTTGCGAGGAACAAACGAGGCTTTTTGCGGCCGGTGATGTGGGCGTTATTCGAACGACTATCATGGCAACCCGAGCATTAAGAATAGCTAAACACCCACTCCCAGGTTCTTGGAAAGGTTTTTGTGATGCAGTACTTTGATAAGATTGCACCCCATTTGGCGAATCCTCTAGTCCTTGTGGGATTCGTACTTCTACTTTTTTTCGGAATTCACCGAGCGCTCATCAAATCAAAGCTGCTTCCGCCTGTCAGTAAGCAGGCATCTGGGCAGATAGTCAGACTACTACTTCACTATGGCCTTGCTATCGCGACTCTGATAATCATTGGAGGATTCGGCTTAGCATTCTGGCAAGCGGAACGTTCGAGTGACAATAGGCCCCTACTGACGAGGTTAGACGCGGAGAGCATACTTCAGAAAAACGGGGGGAATATACATCAATGTCTGGAGTCGTTGAAAGAACGGCTGTGGTTGGTTGATTTCTATTTTAGGCACGATGACGCGGCAGATATCAACATTGACGTTATACCTTTTGCTTCAGCATCTGACTTCGGTCCTGATACGGGAATTCAGCATCCTCGGCTTAAGCAGAAGGAGGCCGCTAGTTATGACGGCATTGATTCGGTCGAGAGCGATCTACTTCGACCGGGATGGCAGCGCGAAATACTTGGCGTTACGTCTCCGACAGTGAACCAGTGCGTGATTGACTCGATAAGTGACGAGACCCGCCACTTCAAGCTAGACAAAGGCGCCGCATTTGTTCATCGGTTCATTACCAAATGGTGCTGCGGGATATAGGCTTAGGTGATGAGTCTAACCGTTCGATCCAATTCTCAAGCAGTGTTAGAAACCTTTTGCCTAATATCGCCTGTAATCTGAGAGAGGATTATTTTGGCGGTGTCTTTATCGGCATCGCTTCCTTCTGGAATTAGTACATCCCGATGGTTATGCCGGTCCGAACCGGAGAAGGTTTCCATTGGATTCGATACCGAGCGTCATCGTAGTTATGATCCTCGGCTTCCGTATACACATCGTCGGGATCTGTCGGGTCTTTAGGAAGTTGCGGAAGGCAGCGGATGATGTGTTCACAAGATTTAAAGAAAAAAATCCCCGGTTGGGTCATCGGATGTTGAAGGGAAGCTGCCATGCGCTCCCTAAATAGTCGGGCACCATTGATTCGGGAACCAGGACCCTTATCGACGGGATACCAGTGACAATGCTTCGACGCCATTTCGGTAGCGATATTATTATTCGGTGGTCCAGCCCAGATTGACGAATCAGCCGGACCAGGACGTACACGGCCCCGCAATTGGGGTTCTCGATTTTCAATCTCCAAAATTCTTAAGGCAATATCGACCCCGGTCATTCGGCACCCTTGATTCGCTTTCCCGTTCCACCCATACCATTCGTGAATACGAATAAGGGTGCCTTTGGGAAAGATCCGGCCATGGCTTACCGGAGTTTCCCCATCGGCGGTAGCCCACCAGCCAACAGAGAATGGTGCGGAATAGCCATAATCAAAGGACCGATCAATTCGCCAATGGCTTGGGATAGGGAACGGATCAAGGCATAAGATGGATTCAACCCATAAATCGGCAAAGAACGCGCCTTGCTGGGCTGACTTGTCGTGCTGATATTCAGCCAAGAAAGCAGTCAACCCGATATCATCGACAATTTTCTGGCACCGTTCTAAGCTCAAATTGTCCCAGGTCGGTTCTCCGTGAGTCAGCACGACCCTCCCTTGGTCTTTTTTGTAAGCTAAAGACTTCAGAGCGGGATACGGGCCTGAGACAGTTCTATTGGCGAGAAATTCTGCCCTACCATCCGAGAGTCTCGCAAACACGCTTTGGGAATGCACAAGATTCTGAACAGCGAGGATGGCGACGTTGGGACCACCAGAGGGGAGGATTTTTCTGGTTAAGGTCGTCATCTTTTTCTGGACTAACAATTCGGTGTCGTGATCCTTGTCGATATCGTCAAGAATAAGCAGGTCAGGCCGCATGTTATCGATTTTGGCTCCTCGCCCCATCGCATCCAAGCCAACCGCATCAATTGTCAGTCCTGAGTGCGTTCTCAACCGATCCATTCTCCAGCCCTTCGATTGCCCATACTTTCCAAGCTGGCGTTCGCAGATATCAGGATCGATCAGATTCAATGAAGTCGATTCGAGCGCAGCCGCGATGTTGCCAACATGATCGTTGGCTTGCTCCTGCGTGCCACAAATGTACATTCCATACGAACGAACGCGACGATGCCCTACGGCAATACACGCCAATTCCGCATTCGTGCTTTTCCCAGCTTCTCTCGGCCAGATCGCCACTAACGGATCAGGTCTGACGTTGAGATTCAGCGACCACACCCATTCCCACAGTTCAACGTGATAATCAGCAAACGAAGGCTCTTGATCCCCACGTTGATAGAAGGGCAAAAAATAGGTCAGCAGCCATTCACGCCAGCCTACAACTTCCTGGCTTTCTTCAGTTAATAACTTTTGCGGAGGGTCGAGCGCGTGGATCATCTGCCACGCCCACCAATCGCCCGAAATCCCGCGAGATTTCGACGAGGATAAGCCTGGCAATGTCAACGGTGGTATGGGCATTCACAGCCTTTCTAATGGCGCTATTCAAAAATCCGATCATCGTCAAACTTTGTTCCATTGTTAATGTCGCCTCTGAATCTTTCAATCGTCGGGTTTCGGTTTCGAGAATCTTCCGTCGAAGGTCCACTACTTCCCGCACCTCTGACCATCCGATCGTGTTCCCTTCCGCGCTGGTCAACACTTCCCCTAATGTATCGAACGCTTTGGCCGTGCCTTCGTGGTCATGATTCGCCTTAGCCGCTTGAAGGTCCTTCCATGCCTCCCTTGCCCTTCTGACCACGTCCGGCCCATTGCAGTCCTTCATCTGTTCCAATAATTCCCCAAGATGGGCATCGATCAATCGCAGTTCCGCTTGATGACTCAACAATTCAGGATCTTTTCGAGCTGCTTGATATTTTTGGAGTATCCGCTGTGGAAGGACCTTGGAATATCGGCCATGCCGAAACGTCCCAATCGCCGCCCCACTCGCCGCATTGCCATTATGCAAGTAGCATCGATTCCGCCCAGGTACAGGAAACTTCTTGCAAAAGATTCCTGGCTTCTTTCGTAGCTTCGCTCCACATCGGTCTTGTATAGGTGCCTCCATTCTTCTATAGGCTCCCCGTAGACTTCTGACCTGTTACAGCCCACCCGATCAGGATTGGCTTACTTGCTTTCAACTCCCTAGCGATCCTGTTAACACTCCACCCCTTCGCCCGGAGTTCAATAAATTTCTCTTTGGTATCGGAGTTCTTCATTAAGCATCCCTTCTAATTTAGGTGCGAAGCCTGCCATCAAGAGCCCTAGTTTCATTTTTGGAAGCTTTTTCATCAATCTATCCAATGTATCTATTGTTAGTAAATTATAAAAATTCAATGACCGTACCAGAAGGGAAAGTACCTCTGCGCCTTTTAACAGGAGATTTAGCAATAATTTCTTCAGTCTTCTCCATTGGAACAAGTACATTTTTTCTAATATGGGTTTCCCGATAAGGAGTCTTGCTAAGTACGAACTCTTCCAACTCTTCAATTCCCACTGTTTTTCCTCTATATTTTTTTAGGATCCTTGACCTTAGATCTTCAAAGTTTGGTGTATTTTCGAATAAAAAAACCTGTGACGTATCAGTAGCATCCGAAAATCCTATGCCCTCCGATTCATCCGCTTTCCACATAGCATCTTTCATTTTTCTTAGGCCTTCAACATGGTTGGTTCCAAAGAATAGGAAGTAGTCCGTTTTGTTCCCTTTATTAAACATTTCAAATGATTGTACATATTTAATATTCGCACTATCTTTAAGCTGCCTAATATAGAGTTTTCGAAGAAATTGATTTCTTTTCTCGGCACCTTGCAAGGAAAACCCATCTTTCCAGTCGCTGCAACCAAACAGCATATCAAAGGTTTTGGGATGATCTGTGTGCTTCAAAAAACGATTGATTTCTTCGTACATGAACGTAATAAATACTTCACACCTACTTTGCTGCATAAGTCTCTGAATTAAAGAAAACGGAGTATGAGAGAACCCAAATGGATCAAGGAAGGCAAATGTTGGGGCAAGTCGGGCCTTTTGTTCTTCAAGAAGATCTAACATTTCAGTCAGTTGATCATTACATTTTGCATTAACGCAATGAACTTTAAAATTGTTTGGAATGGTTAGGACTTTGATTTGCCTTATTAATTCTTCATACCGCTTGAGATTACTTTCAATAAACAAAAAAACAATCTCAGCTTTTAAAAACCCTTTATGGCCAATTGCCTCTTTTAAAGCAATGATAGGAGATCCCTCTTCTCCGTTTTTATAAATACCTGGTCCCGAAAATCCGTCAATATAAAGCACACGTTTTTGTCCCTTCGTAATTACCGGATACCAACCCTGTAAATATCTCCGAAGGATTATATGCTTAGCTTGCGTGTGTGGGTCTAGTTTCCAAACGGTGGGAATATATTTGGCCATGGGGTTAAAAAGTATTTAACAAAGGGATTTCCATTTTCAACTTTGGGTATTCTTCCCATTTTCGGCCATCAAGG